CCCGGCGAGCCCAAGACCCGATCGCTGCAGAAGCCAGCGCCAAAGGCCAAGGCCGCGCCGCCGGCACCCTATGTGACCCCGGAGTCTCCAGCTGGCGAGCTTGACGAGGGCAGCAAGCGTATCGAGGAAATCCGCGCCAGACGAAGGGAGCGCGGCAGTGTTGACGTATCCGGCTTCAATCAGAAGCTCAGCATACCAGAAGATAGGAAAGACGACCGCTTCGTGTATCGTTGGGCGCTCGATAGCGCCAACCGCGTACATGACCTGAAAGCCAAGGACTGGGATGTCGCCCCCGGCGAAACGACTGCGGGCGATCTGCGCGATATGGGAGTTGGCACTGTGCCCACGCGCATGGGCAACGTCAAGACCGTGCCCAAGCCAGAGCCGCATATTTTGATGCGTAAGCCGAAAGAGTTTTACGAAGAAGACAAGGCCAGGGATCAGACAAGAATTGAAGAGCACGAGAAGGCGATTGTGCGGGGCCAGGCCCGCGACGCCGCGGGCCAGTCCGAGCCCGGAATGTACATCCCGGAAGGCGGGATGAAGATCGAACGCGGACGCTAACCCCTTCCTTCATCTTCATCGGAAACCCACAACATGGCGAATGTTGACTCGCCGAAAGGGCTAGTGCCCGTTCGGCATCTGCTGGGGGTGCCCGTCAATATGGCGGTCGTCCCCTGCTACATCGCCTCGTCCTATGGTACGGCGCTCTTCATCGGAGACCCCGTTATCAAGGTCGCAGGCGGTTCGAATACGGCCAACGAGACTGCGCCCGGTGCCGGCTCTTTCCCCATCGGGACGCTGCCCAACATCGAGAAGGCGACGGCCGGCGACGGCAACCGCATCTCTGGCGTGATCGTCGGTTTCGCTCCCAACCCGTCCAACCTCGAACAGAAGCACAACCCGGCTTCTACCGAGCGGATCGCCTATGTCAACATGGACCCGTTCACGGTCTATGAGATCCAGGCGGACGGCGCGATCCCGGCGGCATCCATCGGCCTCAACGCGGTTCTGATCTACACCCATTCGGGCTCCACTACCACGGGTCTGAGCGGTGTGGAGTTGGACACCACGTCCGATGTCCCGGCGGCCGACGCTTCCAACCAGTTGTTGATCCTCCGCGCCGTCAATCGCGAGGACAACGACACCACGCTGACCCACGCCAAGGTCGAGGTGCTGATCAATCAGCACACCGAGAACCAGGGCACGGTCGGCACGCTCGGCATCTGAGGGAGGATTGACCGATGGCTGTTATCACTAGCGGTAACCATCCCAAAGCCTTAATCTGATAGGGCCACTACACGGTAACGTGTAGTGATAATCCATCTAACTGCTGGAAACTCCCGCTGTGTAGGCTAAAATAGCGGGACAATCAGCAGCCAAATTCAGAAGCAAGTGAAGTTCCTAGTCTACAAGCTGACCAACAGCATAAACGGCAAGTGCTATATCGGCATCTCAAGTCGCGCAGTCGATGTGAGGTGGATGGAGCACGTTGCGAGGATGCGTTCAGGAGAACGCAAAAGCAATCGCCTTTATGCTGCGTTGGCCAAGTACGGTCCTGAAAACTTCAAAATCGAAGTGATCGCATACGCCTTCTCAGAAGAGGAGGTGCGTGCTCTGGAAACGCACTACATCAAGAAGTTCAATTCGTACCGCAAGGGTTACAACTGCAACCTCGGCGGTCACGGCTTCTTGCACTTCCCAGAGCACATAAAGCGCAAGATCAGCAAAGCCCAGAAAGGCAAGATCATCTCCGCTGAATCCAGGGCGAAGATGTCAAAAGCCAAACTGGGGGACTCTCGGTGCGCAAAGAAATTCGGCGTCCACCTCAATAAGGGCGCAGAAAACCCGAGAGCGAAGTCCTATCTTGTGCAGTTCCCCGACGGCACAGTGCATGTTGTGAAGGGGATGCGAGCATTCTGCCGAGAGCACAAGCTTACGCTGTGTAAGCTAACTCACGGCACGCGAAGAACTAAGGGCTACATGCTTCTGAAGAGGTTCAACGATCATCCCGAAAGGGAGTACGCCCAAGCGGGCGGAAATGGTGGACATCCTGTCGGAACGCAGGATGAAGATATGATCTGGTCTGCAGGGTAACTTGCAGCGGTCGCTTTGGGCGACGGGTCGAGGAGTAGCGAACTCGACTGAACACGCACGTGTGGGAAGGCATCAGGGAATGGTGGGGTCGCGAGTACAAGAAGCATCCGGAGCTGTGGAAACAGGTCTTCGAGATGGGGACTTCCACCAAGTCCTACGAGGAGGATGTGGAGCTGACCGGGTTCGGGTTGGTCCCCGTCAAGTCGGAAGGAGGAGCGATCTCCTACGATTCCGAGACTCAGGGCTATACTACGCGGTACACCAATGTCACCTACGGCATGGGGTACATCGTGACCCGCGAGGCCGAAGAGGACGGCAAGTACACTGAGGTCTCCAAGCGTCGCTCCTCGGCTCTGGCGTTCTCGGCTCAGACCACCAAGGAAACGGTGCACGCGAACATCTTCAACCGCGCGTTCAATTCGTCTTATGTTGGCGGTGATGCGGTCGAGCTGATTTCCACAGCGCACCCGACCGTCAACGGCACGCAGAGCAACGAACTTGCAACGCCTGCTGATCTGTCGGAGACCTCGCTTGAGGACCTGTGTGTTCAGATCATGAACACCACGAACTCTCGCGGGCTGCGTATCGCGCTGACGCCTACGAAGCTCATCGTTCCTCCGGCTCTGCACTTCGATGCCAAGCGGATCATCGAGTCCGAGCTTCAGAACGACACCGCCAACAACGCCAAGAACGTTGTCGGCATGCTGTTCAAGGGCGGGCTGCTCACGTGGACGTTCCTGACCGACATCGATGCGTGGTTCGTCAAGACCGACGTGCCGGCTGGCCTGAAGCATCTAAAGCGTCGCGCTGGTGCCTTCCAGACTGACTCAGATTTCGACACTGAGAACATGAAGGCGAAGTTCACTGAGCGTTACGCGGCTGGCTGGACCGATTGGAGAACTTTGGCGGGCTCAGCCGGCGCCTAGTGCGCTCGTACACTTTACTCAAAACGGCCGTCCTCGTGGCGGCCGTTCTCTTGCCAAGTCCCGTGGTCTGCTGTATCGGCTTTCTGTCGCCGCAGAGTCAGCAGACCCCACGGGCACGGCGTCTCCGTTCGAACTCGTTCAATCCTATTCGTCCCGGCCTCACGTGCGCGGGCGACGGCACATGCCGTGAACCTGGAGAACTGCTGACATGGGAATGACCTCCTACGATAACGGCTTCCGCGAGGGAGCCATGATCCGCGGCGCCGCTTTGTACGATGGCGGCTATGGCCGCGTGTGGTACGTCGATGCCAAGGTCGGCGGTGACGGTAATACCGGTAGACGCCGTGATCGTCCGTTGCTGACCATGAGCAAGGCGTTCACACTGGTCGACTCCGGCGATACCATTGTCTTCCGCGGCAAGGTGCGCGAGGAGCTTACGACACCTGCCGGCGTGTTCGACGTGACCGTTATCGGAGCAGCCAACCGGCCGCGCCATGCCGATGACCATTCCGAGGACTCGTCGCCTGGACGTGGCTCGTCCTCGGCAACGTGGGCGCCGCCGGCATCGCCAACGACTGCAACCTCTCTCTGCATCGTACAGCAGCAGGGCTGGAGATTCCAGAACATCCTGTTCGATTGCCCTGTTGATGCGGCTGCGCTCAGACTCAATCGCGATGCGGCCTCCGGCGATAGCGAGCGTGATGCGAGCCATACATCCGTCTATGGATGCCGCTTCACGAGCGGCTTGATCGGCATTCAGAATGCGGGAGGTGCTAGCTTCTGTCACGTGGCCGGTAATGTTTTCCACCTCCTGACCGAATCTGGCGGTGCCGGTGTCAAGTGCACCAGCACGTCGGTTGCCGTGCCTCTGACGTGGCTGATCGAGGACAACCACTTTCACAACAACGCGTCGCACATCCTGTCGTCGATGTCCTATTCGACGATCAGGAACAATATCTTCGGCCGCTTCACGGCGACGCTCAGCATTGACATTGATGATCAGCCCAGCGCCAACCAGGGCGAATACAACGTCATCACCAACAACTACCTGTCCGGCACTTATGGTGCGACGGCATATCCGCCCGGAAGCAACAATGAGTGGGCCGGCAACTACAACAGTCTGACTGGCGGCGTCACTGCGGACGATCCTGCGTAAGGAAACCGGCACGACTTGGGCGGCTCCTCGGGGCCGTCCTTTCGCAGTATCAACCGATCACACTGAGGAATAACCGAAATGGCCTTCGCATCTCCCGACTGGTTCCTGGACCAGGCACGCCTCGGCAATATGTATCACGCCTGCTCTGCGGGCGCCGTCACACTGTCAACGGTATCGACGACATGCACGGGGTTGGCGCTGTCCAACACCTACGGGTCCGGCAAGCTGCTGGTCGTGCAGCGTGTGAGCTTTGCGCCGTCAACCGCACCCGCAGGCGCGGCCGTGGTTGGCATCGCGATTCACACGGCCATCAGTTCCACGGATACGACCCACACCACGCCCATGGTGATCCACAATGCGATCGCCAAGGGCAACGTGTCGGGCATACCGGCTGGGCGGGCCGATGCGGCGGCAACGCTGGCATCGACGCCGCTATGGCTTCGGCCCATGGCGGCTGTTGTCGCTGCCAGCTCGATCACTCCGGCCAACTACAACGATGATGTCAACGGTTCGATCATCATTGCGCCGGGCGGGTGTTTGTCGCTTAGCTATTTAACAACTGCGGCGGTCGGGATTGCGGCAGTTACTTGGGTCGAGATCGACGAGAAGTAAAGGCAAAAGGCAGATGGCGCAGATCGCGATCACTCGCCTTGCCGATGGCCCTCGCAATGCGATATATCATATCGCATTGCAGGGTGACGGAACAGGCGACCTTGTGGATGTGGCCGTGATCGACCCGGCCACGGACTTCGATCCTCCCCTTCCGGCCGTTCCGTCCCTCCGGATCGCGCGGCTCATCTATGATCTGACTGGGTTCGACGCGTATCTGGAGTTCGATTATCTGGCCACCGATACGCCGATCTGGACGATGACGGGGAATAATGGCGGTTCTGACCTGGATTTCTGCAGCTTTGGCGGGCTGAGCGACAGGTCGCTGGAATTGGACGGTTCCGGGAAGCTCCTTCTCTCTACATCAGGACTTGGCCTCGGAGACAGAGGCAGCATCATCATAATGGCCAAGAAGTCCTAGCAAGCATCCCATGATCAAGGAATGATCTGTGGCCGTTACGATCTTCCTCACATCCGGCACGTCCTGGAATGTGCCAGCTGACTGGAACAGCGCCGACAACGAGATCCACTGCTTGGGTGGTGGCGGTGCCGGCCGCACGCCGACCACGGGCACGGGTGCTGGCCAGGATGCTCCCGGTGGCGGCGGCGGTGGGTGGTCGCGCGTCGACAACCTCACGCTGACGCCCAGCGGCACGGCCACCTACCAGATCGGCAGCGGCGGCACGGGCGGAACCTCGCCGTCCTCGGGTGATGATACCTGGCTGTCGAACACCGGTTCGGCGCCGACATCAGCCAGCGAAGGGCCGCTCGCCAAGGGTGGCGCAGCGCCTGCGGCCGGCGGCAACACTGGCGGTGTCGGCGGTGCCGCAGCCAGCGGCATCGGTGCCGCGACCGCCAGCGGCGGCAATGGCGGCAACGGCCTCTCTGGCAGCAACGGTGGCGCTGGGGGCGGCGGTGGTGCCGGTGGCCCCAACGGCAATGGTGCGGCCGGCGCCAACGCTCCCGCTGAGAACGGCGGCAACGGCGGCGGCGCTGCCAATGGCGGATCGGCTGGGTCGGCGGCGACCGGCGACAATGGCGCTGCCGGCGGCAACAACAGGCTCGGGGCTGGAGGCGGTGCCGGCGGCGTGGCCGCAGACGGCTCGGCTGGGACCGATGGCGGTGGCGGCGGTGGCGGCGGGCGCAAGACTGGCGTGGGCGGTGCCGGCGGTGCCGGCAGCAAGGACGCGCTGTGGACGCAGACCTCCGACAGCGCCACGGCCGGTCCTGGATCTGGTGGTGGCGGCGGCTCCAACAGTTCCACGGGCGGCCAGCCCGGCGGCTCTGGTGGTGCCGGCGGCAGCTATGGCGGCGGTGGCGGCGGTGGCGGCGACGACGGTGATGGCTCTGGAGCTGGCGCCAACGGGGCGCAGGGCATCATCGTCATCATCTACGAGCCTACGGCGAGCACGTCTATGCCGATCTTCCGGCGTCCAACCCGATCCTTCCAACGTCGCTTCTGATAGGAGCAAAGCATGGCCTCATTTGTGAAGTTCGAGGCGTTTGTGGAGAATCTGGCCGAAAAGGCGCACAATCTCGGCTCCGATACGCTCAAGATCCTGCTGAGCAACGATGCGCCGTCCGCATCCGGCGATGCAGTGCGCGGCGACCTCACATCGGAGCTTTCCGGCGGCAATGGCTACACTGCAGCTGGGCATGCCGTCACCATCTCCAGTTCGTCACAGACGAGCGGCACCTATTCACTGGTCGGAACTGATCTGGTGTTCACAGCCTCCGGCGGGACCATCGGGCCATTCCGATATGCCGTGCTCTACAACGACACTGGCACCAACGATCCCCTGATCGGCTATTGGGACTACGGCTCCAGTATCACTCTGCAGGATGGAGAGACCTTCACTGTGGATTTTGGGTCTTCGATCTTGACGCTCGCTTGAGGAACGCACGCTCATGGGACGCATCTATTCAGTTACCTTCCAGGGCACCGTCACCAATGCTGGCGGCGATCAGGATCTGATCGAAATAGCACCAGCGGATGATAAGCCGGTCAAGTTGCGTGGGTTCTCGCTCGGCAACGTTTCCGAGGTCGGAGACGCAGCTGAGGAGGGTCTGCGTATCTCCGTACTGCGCATGACCTCAACGGTAACGTCAGGGTCGGGCGGCTCAGCGGCAACGCCAGTGCCGACCGACAGTGCAGATGTGGCATGTGGAGCCGCTGTGGAAGTAAACAACACCACAGTTGCCACCACATCTGGCTCAACGCTCAATGTGGCGGAGTTCGCATGGAACATCCGCAATTCGCCGTTCGACTTCTGGTTCCCGGACGAGCGTTTTGCCCCAAAGGCAAAGGGCACGGAATACTTGTTCGTCCGGTTGCAGACCACGCCAGCCGATGATTTCACCGGCTGCTTCACGTTCTGGATCGAGGAAGAGTAGCGTTGCGTCATGCCGATCTTCTATCGCGGCTTCCCGGCGCGCAGAAACGCGCGACGCTGGTTGCCGCCAAGCAAGACGGCCCTTACCCACTATACGCTTTCTGCCGGCGCTGGCAGCTTTACGCTGACGGGGCAGGCGGCAAGCCTGGAGGTTGGCTATAGGGTTGCCGCATCGGCCGGCAGTTATACGCTGGGTGGTCAAGCCGCCAGTCTTGAAGTAGGTCGCGTCGTTGTCGCTGGTGTCGGTAGCTACACATTGACCGGGCAGGCTGCGGCCCTCGAAAGGGGCTTCAAGCTTGCTGCGTCCAGTGGAAGTTTCACGTTCACCGGCCAAGCCGTCACATTCGACCGCACGTATATCCTGGCTGCTGGAGCCGGCAGCTATGTGTTGACTGGGCAGGCTGCGATGCTCAACTACTCGGGAGCGGGTAGCCTCATTGATGTGCCAGCTCCAACCGCAGCAACGCTAAACGCGGTTTCCGCGCCAACTGGTGCGACACTGAACGCCGTCACGTCTCCAACATCCGCAACCTTGGTCCCGCTCTGAACATGCGAGAATACTACCAGTCCGGCGGAGCATAGCATATGAGACGCACTGACCCATATTACAAACCGGGGGATTTTTGGAGAATTTGCGACGTGTGCGGTTTTCGTTACAGAGCCTCTGAGACCAGGAAGCAGTGGAATGGTCTGATTGTGTGCCCTGAAGATTATGAAACTCGCAATGAGCAGGACTACGCTCGGGGCGTAGCCGATCGCCAGCGCGTTCCCGATCCTCGGCCTGAGCCAACCGACGTGTTCCTGAGTGCTAACGAAGTCACAGCGGACGACCTCTGATGGCACTGTCAGGATCAATCAACTATGACCTCACCGCGCGAGAGGTTATCACGTTCGCGCTCCGAAAAATCAACATCCTGGCCAAGAGCCAGACGCTGACTACTGAGCTGTCAGACGACGCCCTTGTAGAACTGAACACCATGCTCAAGGAGTGGATGGCCTATCCGGCTATCTGGCGCCTGAAGGAAGGGTATGTCAATCTGGTAGCGGCGACTGAATCCTACTCGCTTACACCGCGCCCCTACCGCATCGTCGGTGTCCGCTACCGCAATTCGTCCAGCTCAGACCTCCCGATGGAGGAGATGACCAAGGACGAATACTACGACCTCCCAGTCAAGACCACGGCCGGAACCCCGACACAGTGGCACTTCGATCCTCAGCAGGCTACATCCACACTCTATGTGTGGCCGGTGAAGGCGACAGTCACTACTGAGACCTTCCGCGTCACCTATCAGCGCTACATCGACGATATCGACAGCCTCGACAACAACATCGATTGCACGCCGGAGTGGCTGAGCACGCTGGGGTATAACCTGGCAGCTAGGTGCGCCGACAGCTACGGGCGCAGCGGGCCTCACATTGATCGCATCGTAGCGATGGCAGGCGGCATGTTCGAACGCATGGCCGACTTCGACAGGCCGGAGTTTGTTCGCTTCGTGGCGGATCGCAGATATGGGTGAACCCATCCGCTTCGACTTCGGCACCGGCTCCGATCCCGACCGCAACGCTCCCAACTCTGGCCCTCGGCATTGGAACGCCTATGTCGAGGCCGTTGATGACGCCAAGATGGCGCTGCCGATCCATGCCGACGACGGGTTCGTTGCGTTCTCCGCTTCGACCTCACTCGGGAATATCCGTGCGCTTCCCGTCGTCGTAGGCAACTTCATCTATGCCCTGCTCGGCAGCTCTGTCGTTCGGGTGGATGCCTCCGGCAACCGCCTGGACGTTGGCGGCGTCAGCGGCACCGACCGCGCCATCATGGCACGGAACGACAAATCAAGCACACCACAAGTCGTGATCACGCTGGACGGCGGATTGCGGTTCGTTGTCGAGAACGACGTGGTTTCTTCACTTTCGGATGTCGACCTGCCGGCGCCGAATTCGTGCACCTTCCTTAACCGAAAGATTGTGTTCGGCATCCCGGATGGGCGGTTTTTCTGGTCCTCCACCGATGAGGCGACGGACATCAACTCGCTCGATTTCGCGGAAGCAGAGGGCAACCCTGACGGATGCGTGCGCGTGATCGCCCATCTGCAAGAGCTGTGGATCTTCGGCACCGAGTCGGTAGAGGTGTGGTATGATGACGGAACGAGCTTCGTGCGGCGCGGATCGACCGTCATACCCAAGGGCTGCATCGGCAAGCACACTGTCGCCGAACTGGAT